AGCACCAGCACCAGCACCAGCACCAGCACCAGCACAGGCTGAAGCACCAGCACCGGCTCAGGTTGAGACGCCAAAAGCAAAAGGCAAAGCGGGCAAGTCAACCGAAACACCTGCGCCGACTGACGAGGAAAAATACGCAGCATTGAGCGCACTTAACCGTGCGGAGCTTGCGCAACTCATAGCCGACAAGGGGCTTGACATCGACACCGAGTCAGGCGCAACAGACGCGGAACTTGTGGCGTCCATCTGCGAACTGCTTAACATCGCAGTAATCTAATGACAGCGCAGGAGCTACAGGCTATACTGGCGAGCGAAGCAAAGGAGGCAGTAAGCAAGCTGTCTGTCTCCAGCTTCGCCTCGTCGGTGCCTGCGTGGTCTGATCTGGACAAGCAGTACGACCCGTTAAAACACAAGATAAACGACCCTATCGCGTACCCTGCCAAAAAGGTAAAGGGGGACGAAAACGACCATTTCCAGCGCACGTGCATCGGCATGCAGAAACTGGCGGTAAGTCTCACCGCGCAGGCTTTATTTGCGGCACCCGTGCGCCGCCAGTACACTTATGACCGGAACAGCACTAGCGAGGTTGACGCAGCCAAGGTACTGGAGGAGCTGTATAAGCAGCACGCCTGCATTGACAGCGTGAACATGGAGCGCGCGAAGCGCCTATACAAGACTTGCCAGGTCCTCACCGTTTGGCAGTCCTACGAGCTGATCGGCGAGACATACGACGTCGCGGGACTGGAAACAAACCGCGCACTAAAGGCGAACATATACTCAGAGGACAAAGGGTACAAGCTTTATCCGATCATTGATGAGTACGGTGACATACTTGCGGTATCAGTCGGGTACACCGCATCGGACGGCACCGAGTACCTTACAACGTACACTAAGGGTGTACCGTCGTACATGTACCACTACATACGCACGAAAGAAGGATGGGCGCTCGCGCCTGAGTTCCCGCGCGAACTGGAAGTGTTCCCGTGTCTGTACATCAACACTGACGAACCGGCGTGGGGAGGCGAGGCAGGCACTAACATAGTGGAGCAGATGGAACACCACGAGAGCTTTGACGGTATGTACATCACCGAGAACGCTGCGCCTCTGTACGTCTGCGACCCGGGCAAAACAGAAGGCAGGACAGACCCGTCAACTGAGAATTTCAAGTAAGGAGACGCACGTCGTGTGTTGGAGGTCGGAGAAGGTGGCTCAGTTAAGGGAGTGGCTATTGAGGGCGCAGAGCAGGCGACAAGCAACAGGCTGAGCAGGCTACAGGACATATTTTACACTACAAACCAACTTGCGGATATGTCGTTTAAATCTATGACATCAGCGCACACGTCGGCGGAGAACAAAGAGCTTGTTTTTGCGGGGGTGAGAGCCAAGGCCATAGACCTCGGAGGCGAGTGGGTTATCCTGTTCAACCGCGAGCTGAACATCATTAAGAAAATCGCAGCAGTGATGTTCCCGACGCTTGCAGAGGCGTTTAAATCAGTTAAAATACTGAGCATAATCACACCGTATAACGTCAACACTCGCGCCGATACGGCACTGTACATCGAGAAAGCGGGCGGGTCAATGTCGTTGCGCACCCGTGTAGCTCTACTGGGTGAAGCGGGCGACGTGGAGCAAGAGGCTGGCGAGATCGAGGCGGACGAGTCGAGACAAGCTAATGCAGGAATTTAATGGATAAGTACAACGCCGCGCACCGCGCATCCGTGGAGGCATTCTCAAAGCGGGTGCGCAAAGCGTATCTGCAAGCGGTTAAGGACTTTGCCAAAGTCGGCAAATACGCACGTCTTGACAGTGCCGGAAACCTGATATTTGTCAGCCAAAAAACCGTAAACAGCGTAATAAACCCCGTGATAAATACGCTTTACGAGACTGTTTACGCCGAGACGGTGACGGGCATCAATACAAACTGGGAGCTGGCGGTCGAACGGAACAACGCGCTGGCTTACTCGCTATACGGTGCATCACTGGACGAACTGCCGAACGCTTACAAGACGAAATACCTATCAAACAACCAAGACGCTTTACGCCGTTTCGTTGAGCGCAAGGATAAAGGCTTCACGATCTCAGATAAAGTCTGGGCTAATACGGAGCAGTTCCGCGATGAAATGAAGCTCGGCATCGAAACAGCGTTGAAGCGCGGAACGTCGGCAACAAAACTGGCATCTGAGCTTACTCAGTACCTTAACGAGCCTGACAAACTATTCCGACGGGTTAAAGATGCGAGCGGAGAACTAGGGCTAAGCAAGGCGGCCAAAGATTACCATCCGGGGCAGGGTGTTTATCGTAGCTCGTACAAAAACGCTTTGCGATTGACCGGCACAGAGATTGGCGCAAGTTATGAGACATCGGCACAAGAAAAGCGCAAGCAGCAGGATTTTATTGTCGGGGTCGAAATAAGGGTAAGCCCTCGGCACAAGGCATCAGACGACGGCGGGGGCATAAGCTGTTTAACCTTGCAAGGCAAGTACCCAAAGGATTTTGATTTTAGCTGGAAATGGCATCCGAAATGCAGGTGTATGAGCCTAAACATTGTCAAAACACAGGACGAAATCTGGAAGGACATTGACCGAATAGGTGAGGGGGGCGAACCAGACACGCCGTCCATCAATGCTGTAGATAAAATACCAAAGAGCTACGCCGATTACGCCAACGAAAACGCTGAAAAGTGGGGCAAATACAAAAACCCTCCGCGATTTTACGCGAATAACGCTAAAAAGTAGTACATTTGCTTCGGTTTTTGGTTTACTTCATAATTGCGCCCAACGAAAAACAGCCCCGCCAGTTTGATAACTTGGCGGGGCTGTTTTGTTTTTATTGGCGTTTTGCTAAAGACACTTTACTGTCTAGTTCGTACTCTTCATTAAAACGCCCTCTAGCTTGTGTGATATTTACTGCGTTTAGATAAGTCTGTACAAATGAATTTGCAGAACCCTTTCTTTTTGCCCATGCGAAGTAAGTTTTCATAACTTTTTGGTTTTAGTCGTTTGCTTTATTGCTCTACAAATGTACAAATAATATTTTGATTACGTACTACATAATCAAAATATTATTTAGGGTTATTTTTCTACCGGCTTATAGATTACAGACCTTACAGGATTCGATCCTGCGCACACGACTTCTACATCCCAGCACCGGCCTCTGCTATCGCAGAAGTGACACCCTCGGCAATTAGCCCCTTCTACCGCTAAGTATTTAACACCCTTATAAACACCAACCTCACCCACAAGAGGCGTTTTAACTGTAATATCTTTCAAATTTTCCATTACTCAACCCTTTTTAGCATAAAGTCAACATCTGCAAGAGTCCAGCATTTAAGCCTGCCTACACACGCTCCTGTAGGCAGTAGGTCGCAATCTCCGCAACTGTCAGCGGGTACCGACACCGCCCGATACTTAACCCCATCAAATACGCCAGTTTCTCCGATCTCGAGTCTATCGACTGTAATATCTTTCAAATTTTCCATTACTAAACCTTTTTAAAAATTATTTTACCGCTGTCGCATTTCACGAACACACAAGACTCAAATGCGAAGTGGCAACTAAGGCACGCAATCGTAGTTCTTTCTACAGCTTGCAACTTTATGTCTCCATAGAGACCTATTTCACCAACTTTTAGCTGATCTACTGTAATATCTTTCATAATTTCTCGTATTTTACTGTTAATAATTCGGTTTTGCAATGCGGGCAAGTTACAGGCACTTTGTCATACATGCATCCGTCAAACGGATAACTCTCAAACGTGTCACGGTGCGCGGACTCATTGCCGCATATCGGACAGGTGACAAGCACCTCAGTGTAATAGTATGCGGTTACTTCAATTGGTTGTGCCATCTGTCAGGTGTTTATATACTGCGTTTACAAACTGTTGTTTTGTAGAGACCGTCACGTTCAGGCTTATCCAATCACCCGAATCGTTACACACGAACATTTCGCGAGGCATATTTACGTAATAAGCGCCTGTACGCGTGCGGTAGAAATACCGAGGGCTCTTTACGTAGGTAAGTCGCGAAGTGTTCACGCTTATCCACCACTTAAACAGATTTTCTTTGAATTTTCTTAACATACAATCAAAAGTTTAAAATTGGTATTGATTTGCCTATCTCAGTGCCTGCAAACGGTTTGTACCTTGGTATTTCCAGACCGTTGCGGGTGTAAGTGACGTAATTGTAAAGCCTCAATTTAGCCTCGTAGCGTGTGTCCTCAAACACTGCTAAAACAGTTTTAAGCCTGCCTATGTTCGGGCTGTCAGTGTCGGCCATGAATTTTTGCATCTGAGACGGTGGCGGGTGCATGTATGACAAAGTGCCCATAACGTGCCCGCATTGCAAAACCGAATTATTAACGGTAAAATACGAGAAATTATGAAAGATATTACAGTAGATCAGCTAAAAGATGGTGAGAGAGGCGCGCATTGTGGCAGGCAGTATGTTGCGGTAAGTTTAACCAAAGCAGGCTGCGATCAGTGCGCGTTTCTAAGTGCGCCGTGCGATATGATGGGTATAAAATGCCATCACGGTATTTCTTTCAAGGAGCTTGCTTGGGGGACTAAACCCGAAGAAGTCGAAAGCAACGCCATCCCTGACAGTAAGGTGATCGGTTGGATGCGCGCAGCTCTTGCGGATGACCCTGATATGAAACTCGGCATAGAGCCGCTCGATAGACCAATACAGGATTTTATAAACGACCTCAATAATTGCGTAGCCGCTGGGGCTACGCATATAAACTCTGCTGTATTGGTGAATGATCGAGACGGCTTCTCCTATATCAGTTTTTACGCATACCGTAAACTGACAGCCGAAAACTTACGGCTTGCTAAAATAGCGGAGCTACAGGCTTCTATCGAGGCCGCACAGCTTGAAATTGATAAACTGCAAACTCCGGCATTAAAGCTTTAAACTTATGAAAGATATTACAGTAGATCAGCTAAAAGTTGGTGAAATAGGGCTTTACGGAGACATAAAGTTGCAAGCGATGCCAGGGCATAAGAACGTGTGCCTTGATTGTCATTTCTTACACGAATCGTGCTTGTTCGTGAAATGTGACAGTCGTAAAATAATTTTTAAAAAAGTTGAGTAATGGAAAATTTGAAAGATATTACAGTTAAAACGCCTCTTGTCGGTGAGTTTGGTGTTTATAAGGGCGTTAAATACTTAGC